TGTTGCAGAACTTGAATATTGAAATACACCTTTATATGCACCTGCTTCTGTATTACCATAAGTAGCTGTTCTACCAACAAATAATTGTGTAGCACTCACACTCGAACTGAATGTGGCTGCACCTGTTGAAGCAAGAGTTAAAGCTGTTACAGTAGCAGGTTGAAATACAATGTCCATCCCTGCTGTTGTCTGCATTGAATAATTTGTTGCAGTATTAAATAATGCAGCTTTTATAGCACCGCCATAAAGTTGATATAATACACCGCCAATAGTTCCATTTCCTGTAATATTATAATTACCTGTTTGAGCACTTGTTCCATTCTGAATAAAACTACCACTTATACTACTTGCAATATCAGTAATACCGTAACCACATACAGTTGTTGGATGTGAATCATAACCCCACACTAAACCTGCTGTTGTGCCAAAATTAACCGTAACAGTTCCTGTTGATACTGATAAGCCACCACCTACTCTTAAATGTCCTGCTAATGTGCAATCACCATATCCATATGTACTGGCATTAACTGCGTGTGAGGTAGGTGCGAAGTCACCCGATGCACAATATGCAGCAGTCCCCAATGTATGATTTCCACTTGCCCATGTTAAACAACCACTATTATTAACACCAGTTCCACCATTGACAGGTGCTATTATTCCAGTTACATTACAACTACAACCATCAATATTAATACCAGTTAATGATTGACTTGCACATGCTCTATTAATCGCTATTGAGGTTTTTCCTAAATAAAACGATTGACTACAAGAAGCACCACCAATATCAGCCAATACGCATGCTGCTGTTCTTGTTGCTAATAAACCTGAATTAGATACCACAAAATCGCCAGCTGAACCTGCAGTTATGCCACTTACACATAAGCAACCACCTATTCTAACTAATTTATTATTAAACTCACCATAAATTAATGTACATGCTGCACTATTAGCAATATATAATTTATTATTTCCTGTTTCAGTGTAACCAGCACAAAGTCCAATTGCTACATTATTACAACCAATTATATTGCCTTGAAGTGCATGTGAACCTAAAGCTACATTATTACTACCAGTTGTATTAGATAACAAAGTTGTTTCACCAACGCTTATATTATTACAACCAAATGTATTACTATATAATGCACAAGTACCAATTGCTACGCCACCATATCCACAAGTGTTATTATATAGGGTAAATGCACCCGAAGCTACATTATTATTACCAATTGTATTAAAGCGTAAAGCATTAATACCATTAGCTACATTGAAGTTGCCTGTTGTATTGCAATATAAAGCACATTGTCCAATTGCTACATTATCATTACCGCATGTATTTGATAATAATGTGCCTATACCAATGCCTATATTATTACAACCACACGTATTACTTGCTAAACTGCTATTACCAAAAGCAATGTTATTTTTACCTGTTGTATTGACATATAAAGATGAATAACCAATTGCAATATTATCAACACCTGTACTATTACAATACAATGAATTACAGCCAATTCCTAAGTTGTTAATGCCAGAACCATTAGAGCCAGCGCTATTACCTAAGAAAATAGATGATAAGGCATTATTAGATGTTTTTATTACAGTAGTTCCACTGATTTTGTATCCATTATCTGAAGATATACTACCAACAGATTTAATGTTTATACTGCCGTATTCATTAGTACAGCCAGATATGTTTAATACGTCACTATTGCATTGTTTAAACTTAGTGCTCGCTAAATTAGATTTTGTATCACGCATTGATTGATATTTTTATATAAATACTAAATACTAAATAGATTAATTCATAAAAAATAAAACTTGATAAGTTAATACCAAGTTTTATTTATTATAGTTTTTAATTAAAAAATGTCACTTATTAGCAGTCAACAATATCATTGAAATCAATCAATAATTTTTGTTTTAGCTTATCGTAACAGAACGCAAAAACATTTACATCATCCAATAATGTCATATCAGCAACCATTGTTTTAACTTCATTAGTAACAGCTACTTCTTCCATAACTATTTCCATAGTTGTTTTCTTTTCGGTTGTGGTTACTCCATCAATAGTTGTTTCAATATTACTTGTAACTTCCTTTTGAATTGGTTGTCTTTGCATGGTTGTTGTAGTTTGTACAACTTCTTTCTTCAATGGAATATTAAATGAATCACCAATTTTGTTGTTTCTTATTGGCTGACCATTACTTCTATTCATTGTTGGACTGTTGATCATATTTATTGGCTTTGAGGCTTCTTCATTGAGGTAAGTACTATAATGAATGTCAATATTTCCATTTACCTTATCAATATTATAAGTATTGATTCTTATATAGGCTTGATCTGTAATTCCTTGATCGCATCCTATCTGATTATTAATTTTTAATGCCATGATTAATTGTTATTAATTATTAGTTTAGTTATTATTTTCTATAAATACATTAGTTATATTCTATTCAGTATTATTATTAACGAAGCTATCTACATAAATATCACCGTCAGCATAATTACCAGTCCATGTATATCCAATAATATGATATGTCTGGAATGTTTCAAATATTACTGAATATACAGAAATACCTAACTGTGCATAAGCACTTGTTTCCCAATCAGGTATATATGTTACTTGCAAACTAACTGTGACAGTATTACCATCATAAATATGATATATGTGTTGTCCATAAATATCATATCCAGCATCTTCAACACCTGTAGCATAATAATCATAATTATAACCAGCCATTGCATCCATACCTAACGTAAGTACTCTATATGGTTGAGGTGTTGGAGTACTCGTTGGAGTATTAGTTGGTGTACTCGTTGGTGTTGGAGTTGGTGTACTCGTTGGTGTTGGAGTATTAGCTGGTGTTACAGATAAATTTATGTTAATATCTTGAACCGTTGTATTGTTATAGAATACTTGAGCCGAGAAAGATGGATCATTTTTCGTTTGACTATCAATATATGTTCCAGCTGGATGTGTAGTGAATAATACTGTTCTATATGTAGGTGCACCACCACCATTAACAGGATTATGTGATAATGAAGCTGTAATATATTTATTCGATGTTGTTATGCTACCACTAGCGTTTCCACCAGCAGTTGTACCATAAACGCTTTGAACCCAATTACTACCATCACTAGATGTTGATATGCTGTAAAAATCATCAGATGTACTATCCAAACTAAACGACCAGTATGCAGTATATTGTGGCAATGGAGTTGGTGTTTGTGTTGGTGTGGCAGTAGGTGTAGATGTTGGCGTACTAGTTGGAGGAACTGGTGTAGATGTTGGTGTAGGTGTAGGTGTTGCAGTTGGTGGTACAGGTGTAGATGTTGGTGTAGGTGTAGGTGTTGCAGTTGGTGGTACTGGAGTACTTGTTGGTGTAGGTGTGGGTGTATTAGTAGGTACACCTGTTGGTGTAGGTGTTGGAGTTATCGTAGGAGTTGATGTTGGTGTACTCGTTGGAGTAGGAGTTATCGTAGGAGTTGATGTTGGTGTACTCGTTGGAGTAGGAGTTATCGTAGGAGTTGATGTTGGTGTACTCGTTGGAGTAGGTGTTATTGTAGGAGTTGATGTTGGTGTACTCGTTGGAGTAGGTGTTATTGTTGGCGTACTAGTAGGTGTACTCGTTGGAGTAGGTGTTATTGTAGGGGTTGGGGTAATCGTTGGAGTTGATGTAGGTGTAGGTGTTATTGTAGGGGTTGGCGTAGGAGTAGGAGTAGAAATTGAGAAATTTCCTTTAACTACCCATTGATTAGATGCTAACGCAGCAATATTTGCAACATCAAAGCCTGAGAAGTAATATATCATGTCAGCTTTAGTCATAAACTGATCAGTAGTGGGAAGTGTGTGTAATATTGTAAATCCACATCCTGCTGCATCATTAAATGAAACAAACTGATTAACAACTAAACTCGCCCAACTCATATATTATCGCCTCTCTATTATAAATATTTTTAATTAAAAATTGTTATGATTATCACCACATATGATAAATAGTTATTTTATTTGATTATTATTCAGTATTATCCAATTGTTTCCATTCACTTCCATTATACCCATAGAAATGACTATCGAATGTATTGAAATATATTCCACCAGCAACTCCACTAGGTGCAACAGAGGATTTACCTAATATAGTAACATCAGTCATTGTAACTATACCCATATTAAATTGATAAGCAAATTTACTTGTACTACATCTCCAATCAACAGTAAATCCATTACTCACTTCATAAACACCAGCTCTTAATATTTTACGATTATCTAAAGCATCGCCACCCATCGCGTTGAATCCGTAACTAGCTGAGCTATCGTTATTTAAAGTACCTATATCTAATGAACTTACGCCCTGTGGCGCAGTTATTAAAGTATAACCATTTATATTAGCACCACAAGCATTAATATTTCCATCGAGATTCACATCACCTTGATTAAATCTATAATTAAATCTTGAGGTTGAGTTAATATAATCAATATTTAAACCAGCATCACCAGTGTCAAACCCAACTTTAAATAATTTTCGATTTGCTCCAGCATAACTAATAACAGCGGTTCCGTAGGCTCCTGTACCATCCCCATTTAAACTATATAAGGCAGCCGTTGCAAAGTTTTCAATACCATTCATTTTTAATGTTGCACCACTTACCAGTCCAGTTACATCTAAATTTCCATTGATTTTAACTAACCTATTGTCAAATTCACCATATATCAATGTGCGTGCCGTATTATTTGCAATATATAATCTATTATTGCATGTTTGACCAGAGCCAGCATATGCACCAATAGCAACCGATAAGCAACCAATAGCACAAGCCATATTGCCAATAGCAACACTATTATTAGCACCATATGATGAATTTCCAACAGCAACACCATTTAATCCAGAACTAGATGAATTTCCAATCGAAATGCTATTTATATTATTTGATATACTATTCCCGCCAATCGATATACTATCATCATACATTGCACAACTTCCATAACCAATACTAACAGCATAACAACCATTTGTTTTACTTTGTGCGCCTAATGAAATACCACCATTAGTACACGCATAAGCATTACATCCAATAGCGATAGATGTAATTCCAATACTATGTGCAGATGCACCAACACTTACAGATGCAATTCCTGATGAAACGGAATTACAGCCAATCTGTACTGTATTTAAGTAACCGCCAGTATTAAAGATTGTTGAGCCAGATATTTTATATCCAGTATTTGAACTTATTGTTCCACCACTGTAAATGCAATTTTGTCCTGCTAAACACAAGTAATCACTACCTTTCTGACCAAATCTATTGGAATTTAAATTGGGTTTATTATCGTATGCCATGTTAAATGTTTTTTATAAATACTGATTATAATAAAAAGAAGCTGTCTCGTCATTTAGGCAACTTCTTTAAATATCAATACACTAATCATTATAAATCATTATTTTTGCTTGTTAACAGCAGCAATTATCTCATTGATGTCGAAAACATTAATAGTATCATAGGGGAACTCTTGTATTTGACCACTAATATCCTCATTCAGATACACATAACGATCAAACTTCCTAGCAATATTTGCATTTGGAAATATGTTTATATGTTCAGGATAACCAAATACTTTAGGACTATTACCAATCCACAACACCGTGCTTTGTAAACCCAATGCAGCACAAGCATGCTGGGCAAAGGAATCGATTAAAAGTCTCTTTGTTGATAAAGGGAGTACTGCATATAGCTCTCTTAATGGTAACGTTAACGGTTCTACTCCTTGCAAAATAGGTTGTTCGGGTGTTTTAATATGTAAAATGCGATAGGTTTTACTATAATAGTTTACTAGCTTTTGAGCTATTTCAATCGGCATGTCTCGATACCACGATTTCTTGCTATATTGCTGATTGCTACCACCATGTGATTGAAGAATCATGATTGGTCTACCATCAGGCTTGATTTTATCTTTAGCTATTTCTAATTCACGTGGATTAAGATACAAATCTGGCTTATAACCATCATACTCAACATTAAATAATTTACACCAAGTTTCAGTTAAATGTTCTTTTCTTAAAATATGGTTTGTAGAATCATATGGATTATGTTTCATTATAATTGTATCTTCATTCAAAAAATCATCCTTAAAATATCTTAATTCTGATTGATTGTAAAATCTAAACACGTTTGGGTTGTAAAAAGCTGGCGCATCCCATGATAAAACCCATACAATTTTATACGATGGGTACTGTTTTTTTATTGCTCTGATAACAGCCGAAGCTTGTATCTGCTTACCATGTCCTCCGGTTGATTCTACGATAATATATTTATCATCGGGGTTTAATTTTGTGTCTTCGTTCATAAATTTATTGTAATTACATTACTTGTTATTTTCATATTTAAAAATATATTCAGATGGTTTTATAGATTTTCCACTTAACAATCTTTTCATTTTATCCCAAGTTATTGAATTTGCATCAGCAGCTTTTGATATTGATGGATATGTTTCAATTAACTCACATGTTGTTGAGGAATATTTCAATATAACACGTCCATGCTCTGGCTTTATTGGTGGAGTGATCTTTTGTGGAATTTCAGTACCATTAAAATATCGCCATATATATTTTCCAGCACGATATGATTTTCCTTTAGCACAGTTAATGATACACGAAGCAAATATTTTTATTTCATGCTCTGCATCAATAATTGATGAATATTTTTTTAAAAAAACGCCTTTTAAATCATATTGAAGAATTTCTTTTTCCTGTGGATTAACGTATTTTGCAACAACATCGTTTCTTTTATCACCATGTCTCCACAAATATCCGCCACATGAAAATTTTTCATTTCTAAGTGCTCTACTTAATAGACTATCACTAATATGGATATCTTTATAAACATCTTTTTTATTTTTATATGTTTTAATAAAACCACCATTTAACGAATATTGTGAAATAGGTGAATCGTCTTTCAACGTTATTTTAAACGTAAAGTTTTCGGCTTTTTCCTTTGATGTAAACCAATAGTGTCCACAACTGGATTTTTTTTTCTTTTGGTCAACAGCATGGCAAATGTTGGCTGGAAGGATATATCCAGCATCAACAATTGACTCGTATTCACAAATAAATGTTCCGAATTGATCATATTTAAATACAGGAACTTTAAATATTGGTAATTTATCACCACCATCAGTTAGATTAGTTAATACTATACCATCTTCTCTATATTTTTTAATGTGATATCTCTCCAATCTTTCGTGTTCATACATATCAGCCTCTTCATTAAAAACATAGTCACATTCATCAATTATATTCATAATAGGCTTCATGCCAGCATCCACTATTTTTTTAATTATTCTTATCTTCCATTGATTTTTTCCTTTATCATGAATGTGTTCGTATAATCTTTTGCTTTTATTATTTGTATATCCAATATAAAAAACACACTCATCCAATGGATTTACTAGCGCATATATATAAATTCTTCTCACATCCATTTAATTATAATTTTTTATACTTTTTTATAAATACATGAAATGTTTGAAAAGTATTAGGTTTAATAGTAAATTCTAAAACTTTTTCATTATCCAATATAATTCAAGGCATACCAGAAGCTACATGAACTTATTGTACATGCTAACACTAATTGAAAACCACCATAATCTGTTGATATTGTAGCACAACGGCTGTCATCTATTAATGAGCCGACACCCGAATCGATTGTAACATAATTTGTGTAGCCACAAGATGTATTCTTAATATAATAGAATTTTCCAACAGGTACTGTCCCTGCTACAGGTAATGTAATTATTACACCATTAGATGTTGTATTAACTAAAACCACCTGTTCATTACAAGTTAAAGTCTTATTTGTTGTTATGCCTGATATAGAATAGACACTACCTATTGTTGAGTTTACTATTGTCTTAATACATTTATCAGTACTATTCCAAACCAATACACTATCAGTACTTGCGCCAGTAGCGGGTGTAGAAAGTGCTTTTATCGCACCACTTATATAAACCCCCGAACTGCCTGTTATATTAATTATAGTATTATTAAAACCTAAAGTATAAGCACCTGTTATACTGGTATTTGCCACTAATGCTCCACCTAAACACACATTCTGCCCTGATTTTGTTAAACCATTAGTTGCTCCTGTTATTGTACACGATAATAAACTAGGTACTGTTACTATTTTAAAGCACTTATCAGTACTATTCCACATTACGTTAGAGTCAGTAACACTACCTGTTGCTGGTGTGCTTAATGCTCTGATTGCACCTGAGATATTAACACCTGAGCTACCTGTTATATTAACATAGGTATTATTAAATCCAAGTGTGTAAGCCCCCGAAATACCAGTATTTCCAATTAATGCACCTCCAAGACAAACAACTTGACTTGTTTTGGTTAAACCATTGGTTGCACCAGTTATTGCACACGATAGTGCTGTAGGCAATGCTATTTGCTTAATACATTTATCGGTTGAGTTCCATACCAATATTCCATCAGTATTTATACCAGTTGCAGGTGTGGTAAGTGCTCTAATAGCACCAGATATGTTTACACCTGAGCTTCCTGTTATATTAATATATGCATTATTGAAACCTAATGTATATGCACCAGTTATTGAAGTATTTCCTGTTAGTGCTCCACCCAACCTAATATTACAACCTATTTTGTTTAATCCATTATTGGCTGTACTTATTGGAATTCCTAAGCATGAACTTACAGTACAGCTATCAACATATAATGTATTTGTTCCACCAGTATTAATAGCAATTGGTATTTGATTACCAGTTGCAACGCACTTACTTATACGTAACTCAGCATTACAACTACCATTGATACACATGCCAGTACCAAATACTGATCTATCTAATTCCAAACCTGTTCCATCAAAGCATAGTCCTGATGTTGTTGGTGATAATAGTACTGCTATTTGTTTATTTGTTCCAACAGTTGCCACACAAATACCATTACCAGCAGTTACTGACATTAATTGTGAAAACTCTGAATAGTTTAAACTAGTTATACCACTTATGACAGGATTAGGTGTTGTTAATATCCAAATTGAGTTTCCTTGTGTATTTCCAGATGTCACAGGAATTAAATCCCCATTTGCTATTTCAGGTGAAGGAACAAAATCATAATCACTTGTACGACCCCAAGTACCTGTAGTTGCACTATATATACCATTTCTCCAGCCAGTAATTTGATTTTTAACTAAGACACGCATGCCATTAGTTAAAGTAATGCCATCAATTGTTAATAAACCACTTAATGAAGCTAAATTTGTCGTAGTTGCAACAGAAACCGCAGCATGTGGTAGTAAGCCAGTAGCTACGCTATCAACATAAGCTTTATCGACTAAAGACCTATTTACATAGTTTAAGCTATAATTTGCAGCATATACAATACCCGTTTGATTAGCACCTATTCTATTATCATACAAAGCAAATCCGCCAGCACTATCATAATCAGCAGCTAAGCCAATTGCGTTGCAAAAATCATTAACATTATCAACTACACCTGATTGCGATTTAATATAAATACCACCAGATGATTTAGCATTTAACCCAATATTTGTTATATTTTGAGTTGAAAGCGTAATTCCATTTAAGTCGCCTAATTTAAGCGTTTGTACACCGCAAATCGCTGTTGGTTGTGTTAAACCACCACCAAGACAAACAATTTGATTAGTTTTCGTTAGACCATTCGTTGCACCTGTAATTGCACATGAAAGCATCGCAGGTATCGTTATTACCTTAAAACATTTATCGGTGCTATTCCACATTACTGATGAATCTCCAACAGTACCTGTTGCAGGTGTTGTTAATACTTTAATTGCACCCGATATGTTAAGACAATTAGTTGTATCTATATTAACGATTGAATTACTAAAACCTAATGTATATGCCCCTGTTATTGAAGTATTACCAGTTAATGCGCCACCTAAACGAACACTTTGACTCGATTTAGTTAATCCATTACCAGCTGATGTTATTGACGTTGATGTTAATCCCGTAACATAACCCTTATCAACCAATGAACGTATTGTATATGTATTACTTTGATCAGTAGTATATGCTATTCTACCAACATTCGATATGAAAGTATTACCACATAAAGTAAGAGTGTCACTACATGACTGACATACCTTATCGTTTGTTAACGTGATTTTGCTTATAAATTTTCCTGCCATTGGTTATAATTTAAATTCATCATTGATTTAATCGCTATTAGTTTACAAATGCCGTTACACTCCAACGATAACCATTAAAAACAACTGTTATTGAGCCATAATTGGTATTTATCATTGAATCACTACCATCGTTAATAGCATTACCATTACCATCAATCGTTATTGGCGCATTAAATGCATTACCGCAAACATCAACTACAGCCACTCTTTGTCCTATTTTGGGTGCGTTTATAAGATAAATACAACTACTACCACTAACGCCAACGAAATCATCGTTTGCTTGCGTAGTGTATGGAGCACCAGTAATGTTTACATTAACAATATTTGAACTTCCGCTAACTTTAGTGTCTACATACTCCTTGTCAACTAATGTACGATTTGTATAATTAGCACAATAATTAGATGCATATACTAATGCATTTGCACCTAAAGAAATACTTTTAATAACATTTGATATTTTATTAGTAAAGCAAATACTAGTGTTATTTATGCTAAAATCACTGCCATTGGTGCTATTTAAATAATGTAACCCACAAATACTAGTACTATTTCCAGTTATGCCCCACATAGCAGTTGCCGTTGCATCACGTGAACAAACAGCAAAACTAGAACTAGCATAAACAGAATTTAATCTGAATTGAGCTAAGCCATATCCACAAGTAGCATCCGACTTTAATATTAATTGACTATTATTTAAATTAATTGTAGTTAAACCAGTTAAAGTACCACCCAATACTGCATTTTTACCTGTTTTGGTTAAACCATTAGTTGCACCCGTTAATACATTGTTAAGTACATTGCAATATTGTAATTTTTTAATGCACATATTCGATGAATTCCAAACAAGCAATGAATCAGTAATTAATCCATCTGCTGGTATGTTACATAGTTTAACTGTCGGTAATGTTACATAATTTTCTATAAAATCACCATAGATTAAATTACAATTAGCATTATTAGCTATATATAATTTATTTGAACCCAATTCGTTATATCCAGCACAACCACCAATAAAAACATTTGAACTTCCAGTAACATTTAAATATCCAGCATGACTACCAGTAGCAATATTATTATTACCAGTTGTATTATAGCTAAGTGTATTATTACCAATAGCAATATTACTGCTACCGATTGTATTAGCATTGAGTGCAATATAACCATTGGCGATATTATTACTACCTGTCGTATTACAATTCAATGCATATTCGCCAACAGCGATATTATTACAACCAGTTATGTTATTAAAAAGTGCACCATTACCTAATGCTATATTATTTTCACCTGACGTGTTATTATATAGTGCACCATTGCCTAATCCCATATTAGCACAACCAATAGTGTTATAGTATAAGGAATCACAACCAATACCAATATTATCATGACCCGTATTATTTATGCCACCAGCACCAGCTAAAAATATTGTAGATATTGTTTGAAGAGACGTTCTTAATATTGTATTGCCAGATATTTGATATCCACAATCGGAGTTCATTTTTGCGCCACTAGCTATACTTAAAGTATAATTACCAGTGATATTTGTATTACCAGTTAATGCGCCACCAAGTGAAACATTATGGGCAGCATAAGTCAATCCATTATTTGCAGCAATTATTGCATTATTTATTATATATTGTGAAGTATTATCTAAATTTATATGTGTTCCATCCCAAGACAACATAGTACCAGTAGCCTTAGCTCCATCAAAAATAATTATATTATTTCCAGTTATTGCGCTAACGATAATATCTGTACCACCAGATATATTAATATTATTAATTGATCTGGATGTGCCTGATAAATATATAAAGCTTTCATCATCACGTACAACAATTGTTGCTGGTGTTTCAGAAATAACCGTTCTAAAATTTAAAACATTATTGTTTTTAGTTGCAAAGGGTCTGCCACCAATCGTTAACGTATTACCAGTATTCAAACTACCAATTACAGAGTTAATTGTTAAATTTGAAGAATTATTATACGATGTATTTGTTGTCCAACCAGTTTGATTATATGGATAAGTTGTGCTACCATTATAGTATAAAGGAGTACTGCTATATTGAAAAGTTCCTAATTGTTGAGAAATATTTCCATCAATTAAAATCCAGCCAACTAAGTCTGAACCACCCGTATAATCATTCCAAATCCAAGATTTAGGTAAGCCTGTTGTTTTAACATAACCTCTTTTGAATATTCCATCACTAGGCACTCCAACATGAATTTTGCCATCAGTACCTCTATAGTAATTATTATATAATGAAACATAATTTCCATCAAATGTGTTATTAGTTAAATGATCAATAGGTAGAATTTGTTGACCAGTTTTTCCACTGAAATATCCATTATTTGTTGCACCAGTAACATAATCACTACTAGGTAGTAAATTATCATATTTTTTCTCGATAAGATTTGAATCAGCAACACCGTTTTTATACCAATACTCTACATTGTTGATATTTACTGTTAATCCAACATATCTCAATGTTATAGGTATTGCAGTATTAGTTGCACCAGTAGATGCATACACCGCATTTGTTGCAGATAAATATCTATATTCTACAGGTTTACCTGCGTTTATTTTTAAATTATCGTTTATTATTATTGACATATCTTACGGGTTTTAGCTATTTCTTAATTCGATTATTGTATTGATTGCAGTTTGGTAATTACTAATATACAGTTTATATGATATCCCACTCCAGCATGTAGTAGTGACACTATTTACCGTATTATAATTTGGAAATAAATTACCACCTGCTGATGCACTACCACCAATCACACCAGTATTTATCGGGTCTACATACCATATACATTTAGATGGTGATGTTGAAGGAATAGCAAACCATACGTATTGAGTATCTGTGCTATTAAAATTAATACAAATTGTTCCTGTGCTTGGTTGAGCCACTTTCGTTCCACTGGTGATTAAACCTGCTGTTGCTGCTGGTCTATTACAACCCGATTGAACAGCACATGTAACATTACCATAAAAATATGGATATATACCAGATATTGTAATTGCTGATGTATTACTACTACCCGAAGGTAATGGAGTACTGTAATTTCCACCTGAACTGTTTAATGGCTGTGCACCACAAGAATACCATACTTTACTAGATAACGTGTTGTTACCAACAGTAACAGGGTGAGAGCCAAAACATATCGTATTTGTCGTAAATGTACTTATTGCACATGTAGGTGTGCCCCATACATTATATTCATAATAAGTAGGAAGTCCACTTCTTACATTCGTTCCACCACAATACGCTGGACTAACTGAACCTCTACTAAATACAGTACAACCAGTTATGTTGATGTTTGTACCAACCTCATATAGCGTATTTAATGGCGATATTGAAAATATTTCAGATGGATTTATTAATGACGGATTTAATACTGGTGCTACAATTGACTCAATAATAGAAGATATACTTTGACTTGCTATACTCGAACCAGATATTAATCCGCCAACGCTTATGGTAGTTGGGGATGCGCCACTGTATAAACCACCGCTAGTACCAGAAGATGATATTAAAACAATCTTATTTCCATTATAAGTCAAAACCGAGCCAATGGTTGCACCAGTAGCAACAATAGGTATAAAGCCACCTACGCCATCAGTCAGGGTTAATCCTGATGTTGTAGCTATACGTGTTTGACCTGAAAGAGTTAATTGAGTACCAATTAATTGTTTCATTTCAAGATCACTCAAATTTGGTCGTGCGAAAAAACTCATATATTTTGATTATTAAGTATTTATATTATTTTAAATTAACTCACCCACCGTTCAATGAGTTAAAGAAAATCGGCTAAAAGCCGATCTCATATTTATCATAAATACAAAAAAATCTAATTAAAAACAAAAAACCCCGTAAGAAATATTATCCTACAGGGTTTTAATAATAAAACTACTGACTATATACTCTACAGAGTAAATTTATCTTGTCTACGTGCTTTTCTTCTTAATTCATTTACTTCTCTCAAAGCATTTGGATTGAAAGCCTCTCTCTTAACGATAGAAACCAAATGATTAAACTCATTTTCAGTAATTACTTGACCTATATACCCATCATTGCGCAAAATCCAAGACTTAGGTGCAGAACTTGAATTATACGAATAACCTTCGTTATCTGATGTAGCATCAAATGATGTTTCAAGCAATTCGGATATCTTTTCTTGAACACTATTGGTCATATCTTTTTTAGTCTTGTTCAAAGCCTTTTCAATCAAATCAACAATACTATCCTGACTGTTTTTCTTCATTTCATTGAAGTTTTCAGTAAAGGCATGATTAGTAGATTTTTTCTTAAGCTCAGATATGATAGCTAATGAACCGTAGCAGTCCCTGATCATCATTTCCCAAACCTGTTCTGCATATGTGAAAGATGGAAACTTATCAATTGCAACAATTTCTCCATCAACTAATACAACGATACCAATAAGATTCTTTGGTCGTTCAAAGTGAGCAATGAACTGTTCTAGCTTCTTATCATATTTATCGAAATAAATATTAAGATAATTACCAGCATTTGATTGCGTATCTACTCCTAGCTTATTAACAGCCGAATAGATTCTATCGTATGAGCTTGGCTTTCCAACAGTATTTAATACCATTTCACGCATTGTAACAGGAAGCATACGAAACTCCTGAGTACCACGGAAATGACCAGTCTGACTGCCTTGAACACAACCAGCATCGTGAAATGTTGTCTGCGAATGCGCTCTCATGTAACCAGCTTTAGTCATACTATGGTTCTGCGCTGACTGTTTCGTTAGAATAGCCATTTGCGTAGGAATAATTACTTCTAGGTTTTCTCTATTGTCAAACGTAATCTGACCATATGAAGAGTTACTAGCCTGTAATGCCTTCAATGGATTCGCAAAACGAGTATCCAATGAAAATTCAGGGTCTGTTGTTAAGCATACGATTTGCATGCCCATAATACTCTGAACGACTATGTTACCATCACTATCCTTGACAGGACGACAACCTTTTAACAATTCTGTAAAATCTCTTGTGTTCATAATTTCAAATATTATACGTTTACATTAATTTTTTTACTTCTTTTAACGGTAGCACCTTCAAGAAGCAATACTTGATTTTCCAACCAACGTTTTGCATCAACTTCAAGCAATCTTGCGTTAATCTGTGGCATAATTGCATTAGGATTATTTACTGCCATAGTGACAACACCATCACCTAATTTTCTTACATTAGCACCCATTTCAGCACTAACCATTGGTGAAATTTGAAATATTGGTATATTTCTGTTAGTTTCTTGCTGGAAGATAGTGATAACTTCATTAGTTAAACCATCATATGAATTTTCATATCCATCAGTTAAGATAAAAATAGCATCATATGGATGATCAGTGCTTTCGCCCTTCAATAGCTTAACAAACGCCGAAGCAATGTCAGTTGAGAATCCATCAGTATGAACAACATTATGTGTTTTTGTTGATCTAACCAATACTTTCGAAGTAAAGTCGGCAATAGCCAATGGAGTATTTTTAGACTCGTTCTTGTTTCCAGCCATCGAAGCACTGTCATCACAAATAATTCCAATACTTTGATAGAAGAAACCTTCAATTTTCTTAGCATCAGCCAATTTACTAATAGCATTACCAATTTCAGGTGTGAAACTTGTTTCAAAACCAGTCTTATATAAAGCCATGAAGTCAGTTGCTTTTTCAAGATCAACAACTTTTTCAACACCTAACTTAGCTGTTGATTTAGTCTGACGAACCTGCTGATTAACAGAAGTAACCTCAACATTCGTTCTGATCAATGCCTTAGTTGACTGTCTCTGTAATTCAGTTGCCCACATAGTAGCATATTGAGGGTGTTTCTTATTAGAGATCAAACCCAATAGAATTTCTTCTGGAACAGTCTTGATACCAACGATATTAACCTTAGCCTTCTGATATTCGGCTAACAATGGAAGTTCATTGTACGAAACGCCACTATCCTTTTTAAATAAGAATAGTAATAGCTTGAATGCCTGATCAGGTGTACCATTGTAGTATTTCAAAATATGATCATTAACAATAGCTAATTCCTTTTCATTACCAATCAATACCTGAGTCTGTAAGCCAGTGTTTTTCTGAGCAATTGAAAGCAAAACTGATGTGATCTTCTGACCATAAACGTGTCTCAATGCTTCAGCAATCTTATTACGATATTTCAACGAATAGAACTCAAGATTATCCTGACCCCAAAGGAAGCCTAACATAATTTTTCTTGAACGTTCGTTATTTACCTTAGCTTCCTTCATGTCTACGAAAAGACGTAAAACATATGGTAAACCGTTTTCGGCAAGATTTGACAATGCAGAAAGAACTGCTTTATCGCTCAAGCCATTATCATACCAATCAATGGGATTGACAATATTACATGCACCACCCCTAGACGTGCTTTTAAACTCGTTTAAGAGCACTTCTGATACAAAACGACCTGTTGCACCCTTTTGACTTGCAATGATCAATGGAAGCTCCTTTGATACATTATACAGGTTTTTAGTTTGTGCCTTAATAGCCTTCATTTGTTCATCTTTGCTATGGTAATAAGTAGCAGAACTACGACTACCAGATGCTGTTTCAAGTCCTTCAACTATTGAAGATTTAATCTTAGCGATACTTGAATTTGTCAATACTAATTTTTCCATGTTTATTATATATTAAATTTTTGATTTAATTCATTAAGTTAATTAGGGTCGTAATATTTAGTTCTTTTCGGTGGCGTTTCAATAATAACCTTATTATCGACAATCGTCTCAACATCAAAACTAAAAATTCTGACATTATCCTTTCCGTATTTACCACAGCAAACATTATATTCATGTTTATTCATAAGCAGGAAAATATCGTAAACACCAAAGGCTTTTTCGATATCATTCGTATACCTGTATTCATATTTTACTTGTTCTTGGGCATACATTCCCTTGCCCTCAACCTCAAATCCATACTTAGTTCTTTTCATGATTTTTTATTTAATATCCTATATACGTTTAAGTATACCCAAATGTTACAAAAAAAGATAAAAAAAGACGGGAAAAGATAAAATATTTCTATTTTATGCTCCCCGTCCATTTTTTCATTGTAAAAAACAACTTTTCTCTAATAAGAGAAGAAGTTCTGCTGTATTCCTATAAGTTTGTGTCACCACTCATGGGTGACAAATTTCAATTTACTGTATACACAACAAGTTCTTCAGCAATTTCATTTTTATTGAATAAACTCGATACAAGTGCCGATAAAAACCATTCTTAACCACGTGTATTTTTCAACACTTCAAATGTTAGGTGGCATGCCCTGTTTTATTAAAAAACTCTGATGCCAACAACTAAAAAATAAATTAGGGAATATTGTAAAAGTATTTGTTGTTTGTTTGTGCAAGTTTAAGAGACTTGTGACTTAACCGCTTGTCAATTCATCCCATTGGGATAAAGTTGGATTCGAACCAACGATTTTTACTGTAAACACTTTAAGTTTTCCCGAATATCATTACCGTATAAATTAATGTTAAACATTTAATATTTCTTGTCTCAATCAACCACTACTTTTTAGTATCTCATTTCTGAGTCTGTCATCCATGAAAGTATTTCTACTTTCTTTAGTTGGGTTGTCCTCAAGCGTAAATTCGGATGTACGACATCCTATTTCATTACCCAAGAGTTTGTATTACTACAGGGACTAATGGGAATTTTGTGGCAGGAGTTGGAATTGAACCAACGTTTGATTGTTTTCAACACAATTGCATTACCTTTTACTGGAAACACTAAAAGTTCTCTTGTTGAAGAGTATTGGAATAGTATTCTTTGTTAATTTACTTTGCTATCCTGCCATATTATTATAAAGAACGATAAAAAATGAAGAAGTTTGTTAGTATTTGTTTAGTTGTTTTGAACAACATCAATTTTTACTGTAAACACTATCAGTTCTTCGTTTTTGTTAAGATTATTTCAACCATCATGCTCCTCGCATGATATTTAATCGGAGTGTATGCCGACCTGAGTTAATCAATATTTTCATCAGACAATTACTAAAAATTAGATAACTATCTGATTATCAGTGTAGCGAGAGAGGGATTCGAACCCACGACCTTGAGATTATGAATCTCACAAGCTGACCAGCTGCTCTACCTCGCAATATGTTTTAAAAGGATATTTCGTTTGTTATTGTTGTTTTTAAAAATGTTGGAGTTGAACCAACTACATTCTGCGTTAAAGGCGGATGCTCTACCAAATGAGCTAATTTTACTGTAATAACAGACAGTTTCCTTTTGTGTGAGAGGGGTTGGAATTGAACCAACATACGATTGTTTTACTGACAATTTGCTGAACCTTTACTGAAAATACTATCAGTTCTCGTTAGAGTAGTGCGAAAATATTCTTTGTTTATTATTTGCATACCCTCTCATATTATTTTAAATGTGATTAGCGATATATTTTCACCTATATCATCACATCTTATTTTTTATTTCATCTTGTTAAAAGAACGTTTGTCCGAAGACTGTACAAAAGTATATTGTTTTTTTTTATCTTGCAAGTGTTTTTGAAAATAAAAATAAAATATTTCTTGTGAGTATAAATACGTTTGAGAATCGAAAAGGTTACAAAAAACTATAAAAATTTATTATTTATTTATAACATCCTGATTTTGCCTCTTTTGTATAAGTATTTCACGAATATCTTTATGCTCAAGTACTACTTCATCGGGATCAACAAGGCTATTTTCAATAGAATCTATGTCAATTTTCACATGAACATAAGCGTTTTCATCAAGATTCACTGAAGAATATCGATTTGCAATATCTATTCTCGGTGCAAATTCTTCATTATTTATAATACTATTAGTAATTTCTTCATTGAGAATTTCTAATGGCATAGGAATTCCTGCATCAGCATAAACCTTAGATTCTCTCTCAATACGATAGGATTCTTCTGTTGCACGTAACACTGCTTTCGCTGACGATTTAGCTGCATCTGTTCCATAGATTACTTTATCGTCTTCTGACTGTAATGCTTTATTCAGTTCTTCTTGTGCATCAATACCATATGAAACGCCACCTGATTCTTCTTTTAACAAATTATTTATTTCCTCCACAGCATCAATGCTTTCAGACTTATCAAAGTTTTCATTGGCTTTAATATCATTCTGTTCCTTATATGCATTCAGCATATTATTAGTAACGATATCACCAACAGTAAATGAATTTGCTTTATTGATCGATGATTGTTCATCATATTGACTAGCTGCCACATGCATTTTATTTAAACTCGATTCTAGCTTTTCAATATCCTTTTCATCGTGATGCTTTTGCCCTTTACTTAATTTAGCTGACTTATACCTATCATCTTCAATTCTGATTTCCATTGTATCATTATTGAAAATACAATCAGTAAATGTTTGACCATCAGTTGCAAATCTAGCCTTTAATATACGAATATTAGCTAATTGTGCTTGTTTTTGATCAGGCGTTTTAGCTACACTCATAAAGAAATGCGATTTCTGTAATCTTTTTATATTTCCGCCAAGCTGATGTGCTTCAACGAATTCGGAATCAATTCCTGAATTATGGGTATAAATGCCATTAGCAAAAAACATATGTTCGTCTTCAACTGTAATATCAATAGTATCTTCTTCACCATAGTATTCAATTGACATTATTTCATCCTCGATCAAATCATTCTGACTATTTTTTGAGTATAAATTATTTTCAACACATAGTCCACTATTAATAGATTTTAACTTATTTTCAGTCGTTGGAAACTCATGTTTAGCTGAACATATAATTTCTTTGCCACTTTTTAACTTTATTTTATATGTTCGTTGTTTAGTAATTGGAAATACTTCTGTAATTTTCCTATAACCATTATTGGTCAATATTTCGTCACCAATATTAACACTACCAATTTTACAATCACCATTACTTTTTAAAGTAACAATTGAATTAACCTCAATACATCGATTTGATTGTAATGCAGACCAACATGGTATATCGAAATCAGATGCTAGTTTTAAAAATCCTTTAATAATTACAAGTTCAGATTCATTTCTGTCTTGTGCTTTTTTATGAGATTCTAAACAGTCAAGATAATCTAGCACTAAAATATCAAACTTAAATCCATATTTTTTCTCATAAGAAATCATCCAGTTACGGATATCTTGAATTGTGGTGTTATCATCACTGAACTTTTTAATTACAAGTCTGCCTTTACCACGTACTTCATCAATCTTTTTATTAACTCTTTCCAAAGCTAATTCAAGATTATCATCGAGTTTACTCAATGCAATGCCCGACCAAATTGTATAATGTTTACGCTTAATTTGATCTTTAGTATCTTCGAAAATAATTTGGGCTACATTTTTACAGTCTTCATATGCAGTATTAGCAATTTTAGTTAAACTGGTACTTTTGCCCACCCCTGTTGGGCTTAATATTATCCCTACTTCACCTTTACCTAGACCACCGCCAGTTAATCCATCAATTACTTCGATACCAGTAGCAATTGTCTGCCTAAATTCTAATCGTAATGCTCTTTCTGGATGATCTATTAATTCTTCGCTATCATCATCGGCTTCCCCAATATGTTGTGCTTTTTGAAAACGTTCTTCAATATAACTAATAGTATATTTGCTTTTCATTTCGCCAGTTTTCGTTTTCTCGACAATATATTCGCCAATCTTACGAAATTCCTGCTGTTTAATGAAAGCATTTGCATCCTTTTGAACTTCATCACCATCATATACTTTTTTCTTATTGATGATCATTTCGTTCCATAACTCAATACGCTTAATGATTTCAAATAACGATTCTTCTTCAATTATGTTATTTGCTCTCTTAAACTTATTGATTGCCTGATGAATACTAAAATTTTGTAAATTAGGTACTTTTCCAAATTCATTATAATATTCCATTATAATAATGAAAAGCCTTTTCAAATTCAGGTCATCAAAATACTCAACAGCTAATTCAGGTAATGCTTTTTCAGCAAAATCAGGTTCAACAAGTAGTTGCCACATCAATTTTTCCTGAAACTGTACACCTAGATATGCGGTTAATGTTTGTTCAACTACTTCACTCATTTATGTAAGTATGTGACATTATACAATATGATTATAAGTGATTGTTAGTTTGAAGATATGACTCTACTAATAAGATTTCAATTCTTACTATAACAAACTAACAATCACCTATTTAAACTTAATATTTCCTAAGTTTCCTTATATATTCTTCTCTCTTACTTAATGTAAGTTCTCTGATTTGAGTAATGGTTAATCCCATTTGATTAATTAAATTATAATCATCCCACATGTTTTTAACATCACTCCTTTTAATTTGTAAATAGATATTATTGCAAATATCAGTTACTGCATCTACAATATCCACTGACCATCTGGCAACTGGATTGAAGCCATCAACATAGAATACTCTTTCAACAATCGGCTTATCATTTATATAAAATCCAATTTTACATTCAACACCCCTGATTGTTTTATCTTCAATTTGCTGAACGATTGGTTGTGGAATATATCTCATGCCACATTTATATTCTTGTGGATAGCTACTTATGGATTTTTGGTGATACTGAAATAGCTCATAGGCTACTTGTGGAGAACTTTCATCGGTAGGGTCTTCACGACCTACTTCAAAATTAGTGTCGTAACTTCGTTTAGATAATGTTTTTTGTAGTTTTGTTATAGCACGTGGAAGAATCCCTCTGATGTCTATAGAGTATCGGGTAAAAGGATTGAACTGATCAGCATCAAATGCTGTTTCACACAATAAAACATCTTCTTGGTGCAAGGTAAATTTAAATTCGTTGTTGTATTCTTTTTCAGTCATTTTGGGTTATAAATTATATTGTTAATAACTACTACAAATATATATAGAATATATTAAAAAGGAAAGGTTTTTTATAAAGATTTTTTGCTTTTTTTCATAAACTTTGAATATGATTCCTTCTCCTTCATTATCACTGTGTAGAATGGTTCTACATACTGTACAAATGTACTCCCATATACTTTTAAGAATTCATCATCGATGATCATATAATATAATTCTTTACTACTTCTCTCTGTGGGGTCTAATGGTAGTTCTAACTGAATCAATTCTTCTTCTGCCTGTTCATTGAGCATGGGTTCACGTAGATTGGTTAATAGGAAATTAGTTTTTAATCTATCGACATTATTTAATAGGTTTTCCAATGATTTCAATGGCTTCTTCTTAGTCAATAGTCTTTCTTCATTGATAATGCTAGCTTTTTCACATATTTCCCTTACTGACACATATTTAAAACTTAAATCTGGAAATTCTCTTAATAAGATTTTCTCACCAATTCCTTCTATACCAGCTATATTATCGGCATCATCACCACAAATTATCTTCATTGTTAATGCATTTTTGTAGTGATGATTGAAATGCATGATGTAATTTGTTTTCGTTACTGGTTGATTAATATTGGGGAATAATATGGTAATATTCAAGTCTAATAACTGTGCAAAGTCTCTATCATTTGAATATAAAAATATTTCTTCTTTGTTGTTATACTTTAAACAATACGCTGCAATTAAATCATCCGCCTCTATATCATTAACTTCTATCTGTCTACAGAAGAGATTTTCGCAATATTCTTTTATTCTACACTTCTGCTTTAGTACTGATCGTTCTTTATCTCTTTCTCTACGTATTTCAGCATCGGTTAGTTGAATCTTCATATACCATTCCTTATGTTTGCGATTCGCTTTATATTCTTTATCAATTAAATGGCGATGAATACCTCCATTTTCACCATCCCACACTAATACAACTTTATTGATCATATGTTTTTTAATCAACATACGTAATGTTGTTAGAAATTGATAAACGCCACCAAAATGTCCAAACGTTGTATAAACATCCTTAGCACCATGCAATGACCTTTGAAATAAATTGGATGAATCAACCAATAGTGTTCTAGTTTCCATGTTTTTGTTTCATATGTTGACATACATCATCAAGCCATTTATTTATACGACTTGAGCAATACGCACTACTAGATTTAACGCCAAATTCTTTACGACTTGAGAATTTCATTGCCTCTTCCATGCATCTTTTTTTATTCCAGTAACCAGATGGTTTCTTTTCTGCTTCGTATTGGGGAATATCGCCAATTCATCCATTTTTTATAACGGCATTATATGCACCACTAGATTTTTTTTTAAAATCCATTTTTGTTATATATTTACTTGCTTCAGCAATACATTTTTCTTTAGTCCAATATTCATTAGGTTTCTTTAATGTATTCATGTGCTGACATATTTCACTAATCCATCTATGTCTTAACGCAGCATAATATGAACTATGGGAAAGTTTATTATATTCTGTTCTATCGTTATAAATTGATGCATCAGCTTTACACCTTTCATAAGTCCAATAGCACTTATTTTTTTTAAATTTTAGCATATATTGACAAATTTCATCAATCCATTTATGTCTTACTGCTGCATAGTAGGCACGTGAATTACCTTGCTTAAATTCTTCTCTTGCATTATACTTAATTGCTTCAACTTTACACAATTCCTTAGACCACTTGAATTTATTGCCACCAATACCACCAGCCTCAATTATATTGAGCATAAGCCAACCATTTTCAGAATATTTTTCAACGTAATATTTTTCTAGTTTAATTGCTTCTTTAACTTCAACACTATCTGTTAATATTTTAAGAACAGGATTAATTCCTGTTCTTAAAATATGTTTACCAACTGATGTTATATTGCTCAAATTTTCTATGTTTAAATGATTCTTATTACGACTTGATCCGTTATATGTTAATCCAACATATGCGTGGTTATCACAAAACTCATAAACATAAATATATCTATCGAAATTATTAATATATGTTTCCATACTATAATTTTATTCTGATTTCTCAATAAAATCGTGCAATAATTTACCATCATTACCTTCGATTCGCTCGCCAGTAGTGATATCATCAACGCTTAATTCGTCGTTACCAAATAAATTACGAAAATATAATATATTTTTCTTCTTATATTCTTCAACCCCTTCTGGTGATACAAAGCCATGGGGTACTGATATTACAGTTCCTTCCATTGAGATACCACCTAGAGGACCATCAATTTGATTTTTCAATACATTTAATTTTACTGATACTCCGTATGATATTTCACGTTTTTTAGATACAGCTGTAATTCTTTTAACACCCTTAGTTAAAATGCCACCAAAATAATATTGCAGCCTTGGAACATATTCCCACATACGACCACCTTTCATGGTTATTGCATTATTCATTGCATCTCTACCTATTTTTTGAACAGCTATAACCGTATTGGTATATAGCTTGTTTACTTTTCTACTGTTAGGTATTACATCATTAAATAAATACATGAATTCTTTCTCATACGAACCAGCATTCCAAAAGTTGCTATCAACTTCGTTTTTCTCAGCAGCATTAATTGTTTTATTGCAATTTAATGTGCCAATAGAATCGATTGCGAATACAAATTCATATTGAATGTTTCCTAACTCCTGTTCTTTTAAAAAAAATTTAATACAAGCACTTAAATCTTCAATTGAGGCATAATTTCTATTTTTATCAGCAACTTTACCAAAATTTGTTAACAGATATTCATTATCAATGATAATATAATCACCATCCCAATCGAATCCCATTATGCTTAATCTATATTTGCTTAGATTATTTTCTAAATCAATAATAATTGGAAGTAATCCCATTTTTTGAGCATTAACAATACCCATACAAATAGCTGTTGATTTTCCAGTATTTGAATATCCACAACAAGTACTTATATATCCCTTAGGAAAACCGGGTAAGCCTGTAACATCCTCCATTGCAGAATCAATTGGAATCCATACTAATGGTTTATCTGGAATATCCTCAGCACCTATTTTTTTCTTAAAGTCTTCTAAACCAAATTTCTTTTTCGTTGTTGGTACACGTCCATCATTTACTATATTTTCTTCCTTTTTTGCAGGTACACGTGCCTTATTATTTACAGGCACATCGTCAATTTTCTTAGCCATTAATCTTTAACATAAAACTTATTGGAAATAAAGGGGAAACAATTAATACTGTTTCCCCTTATCATCCGTTATTTTTTCGCCATATTAAAATGGCAAATCACTATAATCTTTTTTACTTGATCTTGTTGGCTCTGGAAAAGTTTCTGGTTCAGAATCTTTCTTAACCTCAGTTTCAATATCTGTTGAGTCGTCTTCAAACTTTCCAACGTCTGATGGTTTGATGTTACTAATGGTTACACGTGGTGTAACATAGTCTTCATCTACATCAAGGTCAGATGCTTGTTCAAAGTTTTCATCTTCATCTGCATCAAGATTACGTGTACGATTATTTGCTGCTTCCTCAAGATCGGGACGACCGGGGAATACCCAATGTTTGTTTGTTGCATCAATATCATCCCAATAAGGATTAACACCGTTTACAACCATTTCAAGATATTCGTGTGGAGTAACGTTAGGTGCTTTCTTAGGAAGAAATACTTCTCTCCATGTAGTATTATCATCTAACCATGATTGTGCGATATCTCTATCCTGATGCAAAGCTGATTTGCCACGATAAGTGATAGCTGAAATTGTTTTGTAAACGTGACCATTGAATTCACTGTCGGTCATAATAATACTCAAATCAGTACCGTTAACTGGTGAAGAGAAATCTGCTTGATTTACTTCTACAAATTCTTGTAAAATAGGTAACAATTTATCAAGAGTACCTTGATTTTTGTAGTTGTGTTTGAACCTCCAGAACTTAACACCGTCTTTTTCAGCGCCTTTATCAACGCCACGAACAATGTAGTATTTCTTAGCTTCCCATTTGATGGCTTCTTTATAGATTGCATCATTCTTAGCTTTAATTTCTAATTGTGAAGCAGTCATATTTTCCTTTTTAATACCCTTTAAAGATTGATCTTGTCTAGCAATCAAAGTTTTATACTTTGCGCATAAAGGACATGGAGTAATCACATAGATAGGATTACCACTTTGATCTAAGATAGGGTTTCCACTACTATCTAATTTCTTAGTCTTAGGGTTGTTGTGTGCAGGGCAATACATAACCGTACCATGCTTAACTTTACC